GGCAGCCGCTGGCTTCGATTCGGACAAACAAGCTGCCGCCTACGCAAAGCAGCGCGCCGCCGTAGCTGCCAATGTTCAGCTGTTCGCCGAGGAAAAGGAGGCGATTCTGGCTGGCGAGGACAAGTTCCAGAAGGCCTACGACGTTCGCTCGGCAGCGATGACAGCGAAGCACACGGCAGAGGCAGAAGCACGGCTGAAGGTCGACCAGGACTACGCCGCTAAGGCCACCGCATTACTGCTGACCAATGCCGGCAAGTCCGTCGAGGCGCAGCAGGCGGCGCAGGCGGCGCTGGCAAAGTCAGTCTACGTCGGCACCCCAACGTACCGCGATACCGAAGGCCGGGAGCCGAAGGCGAAGGTCGACAAGGTCGAGAGCACCGAACTGGCTGACCGGCTCGCGCGCATCCAGGATCTGGTCAATGCCGACAAAGAGATGTACGACACCATGTCGAAGATGGAAGACATGTTCCACGCTGCCGGAAAAATGGGTGACGAGGAGTACTACAGTCTCAAGCGCGACCACATCATTGCCGCCGGCCAGGATCAGGCCTACGTGTACACCCAGCAGATCGGCGAGCTGAAAGCCTACAACAACGCCACGGCGGCCGAGGCCGCCAAGCACGCCAAACAGATCAACGACATTGACGAAAAGCGCAAGGCGGCCGACGCCAAAACGCAGGATGAACTGAGCCTGCTGGATGCGAAGGAGTCCTTGCGCAAAGATGCGGTGCTCGCTGCATCTGATGATGCTCAGAACAAGTACCTGGCCAGCCTGGACCAGGAGGCGAAAAAGCTCGAGGATGCGAACGCGGCACACGAGACCTCGAAAGGGGCCGTTGAGCGGGAAACCATCGCACGCCTGGATCTGGCGATCGCATACCAAAAGCAGTTCATGGCCGATCAGGCCACCTCCGGCGCCACCGCAGAGGAAATTGCACAGGCACCGGCGATCCTGAAGTACCTGGAAGACGTGCGTGCCGCGCGTGCACGCATCGCCGCTGGCCTGGATCAGCAGCAGACGCTCCAATACAAGGATAAGGCCGCCGACCAGGCAATCAAAGACTGGCAGCGCGCCGGCCAGAGCATCGCCGAGAGCCTGACCTCTGCATTTGGCGAGGGCGGCAAGGCGCTGGGCGGCATGTTCCAGGCGTACGCCAAGGGAATGGAGGGCCAGTTGCGAGCACAGAAAGAACTGGCCGAGGCAAAAAAGAAAGCTGCCGACGATCCAGACAAGATTGCCGCCATTCAACGCGCTCAGTTGAACGGCTCGCTGGCCCAAATCCAAGGTTACGCTGGCATGACCGCTGCAGCGCAAGGATTCTTCGCGGAAGGCTCGCGTGGCTACCAGGCTATGCACGCGGCTACGGTGGCGCTGCAGGGGGCCGAGGTGGCGCTGAGCCTGATCAAGGGCGTGAATGCCGTGCTGACGCAGGGCGAGGGCGATCCTTACTCGGCATTCGTGCGCATGGCGGCCATGGCGGCCATCGTGACCGGCTTGGGCGTAGCGCTCACTGGCGGTGGCGGTGGAGGCGGCGGGCAGTCGGCCGCCGATGTGCAGAAGGCGCAGGGCACCGGTTCCGTCTTCGGCGACAGCTCGGCGAAGTCCGATTCGATCCGCCGCTCGATCGAGCAGCTGACCGCCAATTCCGGCGACATGCTGCCGATCAACCAGGGCATGTTGACCGCACTGCAGAACATCGAGTCGTCGATGACCGGACTGACGAACTTGGTGGTGCGCACCACGGGCCTGACCGACGGCGCCAACATGGGCATCCAGACCGGCACGATCGCGACGGGCGGCGCTGTTGCGCTCGCCGGGAGCGCTCAGGTGGGCAGCATGATTGGCGGCGCGCTGGCCGGCCCGCTCGGGGTGTGGATCGGCGGCGCCATCGGCGGCGCGGTCTCGAAGCTGTGGGGAAAAACCACCCAGAACATAGTCGACTCCGGCTTGCAATACGGCGGAAGCGTGCGTTCGCTGCAGCAGGGCCAGGGCTTCGACCAGTACGCCAGCATCGACACGACCAAGTCCAGCTTCTTCGGTCTGTCGAAGAGCACGAGCAACCGCGTGGAGGTGCAAGGCCTGAACGACGAGCTGTCGAAGCAATTCGGCCTGATCTTCACGAATCTGGACAAGTCGCTGCAAGCAGCGGCAACTGCCATGGGCGGTTCGGCAGCCGACGTGACCAAGGTACTGGATAGCCTGACGCTGGAAAGCACGAAAGTATCGCTCAAGGGCCTGACCGGCACCGCGCTGACCGATGCGCTGAACTCGGTCATCTCGAAGTCGATGGACGAGATCGCGGAAGCGGCGTTTCCGCAGCTGGACCAGTTCCGAACGGTGGGCGAGGGTTATGCCGAGACGGTGATGCGCCTAGCCGGCGATTACGCCAAGCTCGATTCGATCCTGGCTGCCAGCAGCACGACGTTCGGCGCCACCGGCATCGCCAGCATCGCCGCTCGTGAGCACTTGATTGAGCTGGCCGGCGGCATCGACCAGTTGGCCAGCCAAACAAACTCGTTCACGCAGAACTTCCTGAGCAAGGCAGAGCAGCTGGCACCGGTGCAAAAGTACGTCACCGACCAGCTTGCCGCAATGGGCCTGCAAAGCCTGGACACTCGGGACAAGTTCAAGGACTACGTGCTGGGCCTGGCCAACTCCGGCGCGCTGGCGACCGATGCCGGCGCGCAGCAGTACACCGCTCTATTGGCTTTGGCAGATGCCTTCGCCCAGACCCATGCAGCGACGGTCGACCTGACTAAGTCGGAACAGGAAATCACCGACGAGCGTACCGACCTGCAGAACAAGTTGGACGAACTGACCATGACGCAGGCCCAGCTCGCCGACAAGGCACGTGCCGCGATCGACGGCCATAATCAGGCCCTGTACGACCAGGTCACGGCCGCGCAGAAGGCGGCCGACGTCGCTACCGCCAATGCAGATTATCAAAAGCAGATTGATCAGATCCTGGCTGCGCGCCAAGGCGAGTCGGCTGTCCGTGCACTTGAAATTGCTGGCATGGACGCGTCAACGGTGGCGCTGTACGACCGGGTCGCGGCGTTGAAAGCCGAGGACGCGGCAGCGGCTGCTATCAAGAAGGCGCAAGAATCGTCGGCTGCTGCGATGGCGAGCTTTGGCAGCGCGCTGGCCGATAGTATGAAAAAGGCCACCGAGGCGGCCGCCGCGTTCCGCGCGCTCAATGATGCACTGCTGATCGGCGACTCGTCGACGCTCAACCCTGAGCAGAAATATCTGGAAGCCAAGCGCCAATTTGAGACCGCTGACGGTTCGAATCTGGCGGCTGCTGAGAAAGCCTTCCTTGACGCGTCGAAGTCATGGTTCGGCGGCAGCGCTGGCTATGCAGCCGACTTTGCGGCAGTTCTCGCAAAGAATAGCCAGTTTGCTGCGGCGAATGATGCGCAGGCCGCAGCGATCCCAGCTTTCTGGGCCGCAATTAAAAACCAGATGATGGGCATCGACGGCTCGCACGCCAATGGCTTGGACTTCGTTCCGTTTAACGGCTACCGCGCCGAACTGCACTATGGCGAACGCGTCCAGACCGCTGCCGCTGTCCGCTCTGGCGATGCGGCTGCTGAGCGCACCAATGCGCTGCTGGAAGAAGTGCTGACCGAGCTGCGTGCTGATAAGACGCAGCGCGGCGCCGTCGGCGAGGCAACCATCGAGAAGATCGACAAATTGGCCGACAAGATGGACGCCCAGAAGCGCGCAACGCGCACGAAGGAGGCCGCGTGATTCTGATTGAGCTTACGGCGGCCGTCGACGCGGCCGGCACGCTGCGCACCTTCTACGTGTCCACCGACAGGTTTACGACCGAGCCCAACGATTCGCCGGCCGACACGAGCTTTTTGCCATGTGTCGCCGATCCTGGCTCTATCGGTCTGCATGCATTCTCCGATGGTCGAACCACCGGGTGGACGAAGTTGGAAGTCGGCGAGATCACGCTGATCAACGTTGATGGGCAGCTGGACGATTGGGTGCGCTATTCCTTCGATGGTCGGCCACTCACGATTCGTAGCGGCGTGGCCGGCCCGTATCCGGCAGCTTTCAAGACGGTCCTGGTCGCGACCGTTGACGGCGTCGATACCACCTGGGGCAAGGTTGTCATCCGCATCAAGGACAAACAGTTCCTGTTCGATAAGCCTGTGCTGACCGGCCTGTACGGCGGCGGCAACGTATTGCCAAACGGCCTCGACGGCGGGGACGACTTGAAGAGCAGGGCGAAGCCGCGCGCGGCGGGTGTCGTTTTCAACGTGTCGCCACCGATGGTCAACACGTCTCGGCTGATTTTTGAGGTGGGCACTTGCAACTCGGTTGACCACGTCTATTCGAATGGTGCGGAGCTTACTGCCGGCGCGGTCTACGCGTCCCAGGCGGATATGGAAGCGAACTCGCCCGCGTCCGGATACTTCCGGGCCTGGCCGGCCGGCGGCTACTTCCGGATCGGCTCGTACGACGCGCAGCAGATCACGGCTGACGTCACGCAGGGCGCCACTGCCGCGCAACGAACTGTTGGGCAGGTGCTGGCGGCGCTGGCCGTGGCCGCCGGCATTCCACCTTCCGATATCGCGTTGACCGATGTTTCGGCGCTCGACGCGCTGAACGCCAGCCCGGTAGGCATCTGGTTAGATGACGACTCGACGACCTTCGCCACCGCCATGGATCAGGTGGCAGCCAGCATCGGTGCCTGGTATGGCTTCGACGGCAGGGGCATGCTGCGCATGGGGCAGCTGACCGAGCCGGCGGGCCTGCCGAAGGCGATCCTGGCCGAATACGACATCCTCGATGGGATTGAACGGCGCGCGCCGGCCGACAACGGCATGCCGGCCTGGAGCGTGACGCTCAACCACACGCGCAACTACACCGTGCAAACGTCCGGCCTGGCCGGATCGGCGGCGACGCGCCAGCCGTTCGTCAGCCAGGAGACGCGCGCTGCGAATGCTGTCGCTGCCGCTATCAAAACACAGTGGCTCCTGGCCAGCACCATCACGATCGACACACTGCTCACAACGCCGGCCGCCGCAGAAGCGGAGGCGGCGCGCCTGCTGGCCCTTTACAAGGTGCGGCGCGACATCTTTGAAATCCCGGTTGCGTTGTCCGTACTGACAGTCACTGGCATCTGGCTGCTCGACGTGATCGGCGTGGAC